TTTGGTCTTCTGCCATAGCATTGACTGTAAAGTCTCTTCTGATTAAGTCATCCTCCAATGTTCCTAATTCAAGGATTGGTCTTCTAGTTCCTGGTTCGTAACCAATTTCTTTTCTTGCCATTACAAAGTCAGCAACCATTCCGGCATATTGATGTGTTTTCGGAAACTTGGCTCTGATCGTATAACAATCTGGAGTTGAAAGAAATATTTCAAAATTATAATGTAGCAACCACGCAGTCATTATAGCAAATCCATCATCTACGGTTCTGTCTAGGTTGTCTAAGACAAAAGTGAAGTCGATGTCCTTAGATTCTATACCTAATAACTTATCTCTTACACATCCGCCTACTTTGAATATCTGTGGCATACTTCTAGTTTTTAATTAAATTTAAAGTTTTATCCGGATACTACTTGACAATCCGTAATGTCATACGTCTTAGTACTATTATCAGGGAATGATACCCATAAGGTAAGATTATCACTATAATAGCCGTTGTTATATCCATATCCTGGAATAGGTACGGGGTGACCATTTGTCGGAATTAAACGAATCCCATAATCTGGTACTCTTTCAAAGAAATTATCGTTTGATAGATCAAATTCCAAACCGTCAAAATCACTTAGACTGATGTGCTCGAAATCTAAATAATGGTCTTCGCAGCAACTGCTATCATGATGTGAGTATATTTGTGTTCCATCTTCAAACACTAATCCGTCTGCTATAAGTCCTACTTTCATCTTCTGTTTTGATTGTTCATTATAAGTAACCAACATAATAATATAAAAAATACTGCCATAACTTTATTTTTCTTTATTATAAGAAATTAAAGTTTAATTTCAAACCTATCTCGCATCTTTGTTAAAGTTTCTTCCGGAACTCCGTGCTCATTTACTCCGTTGTGTCGATTTTCAACTACAATAGAATGCACTCGATACCCATATTTTTTAGCTAATTCAAAGTAAGATTGCATTTCCCATTCTTGTGTGAATGTATTTGATACGCAAACGTGTAATCCAGCCTTCATCCAGGATTCTGCTGTCTGTTGGCACCACTCGTGTGCTTCTCTTAATTTAGACGCATCAAACTTGTATTCACCGTCCTTAATGAAGAACATATCAGCTTCCATATGCATTCCACCTAAGGACTTTGCTAGTGTTGATTTACCACTTCCAGGTAAACCTCTTAATAAGAATAACTCTTTCATAACTTAAAAATTACCTGGAGCTACTTGAAAACAAGTTAATCCATTGTCTCTCCACATTTGTACTACTTTATCTCGGTCATCGAATACACAGAACACTCTGTCTGCTCCTAACTCATCCAACCACTGTTTCTTCAAGATATCATCCGGCGTGAAAGATCCTTGTGGTCGCATCTTCATCATATCAAAGTGAATGTCATAACCATCCAACCATGATTCAGTTTCAGCACGGCTAATTTCATCTCTTCCTGAGAAGATAACCATTTCATATCCAAGCTCCTTAAAGGCACGGAAAGCCATCATGACTGGGTTATTTGGTTTGTCTAATGCAATATTCTCCGGAGCGAAGAATACTTTCCAATTGATTTTACCATCAGGCTTTGCTGCCAATGCTCTTCTTTCATCGATTAGGGCCAATGTGCCATCTAAATCGAATATTACTATATCTTTTCGTGTCATAACCATGTTATTTCATTTGTTATACTATCCCATTCAATATTAAATGGTAAATTTGCGTATGCATATCTTTCATTCAATACCGAAGCATTGAAGAAATGTGTATGTCCGTTAAAGTAATGTCCATAACTTCCGTGTATGTGTCCAAATACATGAATCTTAGGGCGAATCTCATCTACTCGATGTCTTAGCATTTCACAACCAACTCGGATATTTTGTCCACCGCCTGGTATATCTAAGTATCCAAAGGCAGGGCCGTGTGTTACTAGAATATCTGTGTTGATTGGTATTGCATCCCAACGCATTTTCATTTCCTCACTGTTGCGAGGTAAATTAAATGCCCAATCGTAGAATTCTGGTTGCCATGGCGAACCATATATGCGAACGTTTTCTTCCGGCATATCTCCGTTGTGACCATCATGATACAGAACACATTCTTCATCCCGCAAATAGTCAATTGAACGATATCGATCTAATACCATTTCGGCCCATGCTGGATCTGTTTGCATTATGCGGTCATGATTTCCGGCAATGAATATTTTTGTTTCGTAACTGTCAATTGCATCAAACCATTTGAAGAACTCTTCAGCTTCGTATGGACTGTAACCTGATGTCATAAAGTCACCTGAATGAATTAAGATGTCTCCTCCAGGTAAATCTTTAGTGACTTGATTATGCTTTGCGTGTGTATCTGATATTAATGTAATTCTAAGTTTAGGCATTATTGATCTTTTTAATTATTAATTATTAACTTGCCCACATGGCCCATATTATAAATAGAAATCCGTATATTGCTAATATAGTTATGAGTATTACAAAAAATAATTCCATATCAAATCTTTTTAAGTATTAAACACCCTTCTGAGTCAAGTTTTGGTTTCAATTCATGGTATTTCTCAAGTTTGATTCTTCCTTTATATTCCATCTCAATCTCAACTTCAATTTCTGTTGGTTGTTGGAGGGATTGGATAAATTGAAGTTTATCTTCTCCAGGTATATCGTCAAATGATTCAATATCTGTATTATCTTCTCCAAATTGGATAGCTTTTAACATATCTTCTAAAGTAAACACTTTGTCATTCAACTCCATTGCTTTATTGAAGCCTGCTTTATAAGCTCTCGTTTGACCAACAAAATTAAATTTTTCGTATAAATCATATTCTATTGCCAATTTCTCAACATCCGTTACTCCAAACATCTCTTCACAGTTTTTTTTGGATAGTAAATATGGGCAATTTAATCTATCTTTTAATTTTTTGTCATCTATACCTAAAACATGGAACAATCCATCTTTTAAAATATAAGAGTCTTCACTTTTAATTAGTTTTGCTTTCATACCATATAATAAGAAAATTTTTACATATATCCAAGAAAAAAAGCCCCAACATTTCTGCTAGGGCTTAATAATATTAAGTTGTGAGATGATAAAGCACATAGACTAAATCTAAATCAATGCCAAAATCAAAGACCTTCCTTTACTACAAAGGCAAAGTCAAAAACTAAGTCTCATTTTGTTAGCCAATTGAAATTATCTAATGGTTAGGCACTATGCCAACTTTCGCTGTCCCATATCGTCGATCGCATTCATAACCTGTCTAACCGTTGAGTTCTATCTCAGTTTTTGGAGTTTGTAAAGGAAGCGGAAGTTTTCTGGAGCAGCCACCGGAGAAGCTGCGAATAATGTAGTTTATATACAATGTGTCATAAATCTTATAAGATCAAAAAACTTCATCATCCCGCATAAAATCAATAGGGAATCAGCTTGTGCCTATCCCCGTCGATACCTTAATTATTCTAATCCTTTTAAGAATTCGTCTACCGTTGGTTGGAAGCGAGCAGGCACTTCAATTCTCAATCCAGCAAGACGTTCAACTTCTTTTTGTCTTTCTTCGTTGAATGCATACTGTGCCGCAGTTTTATCTGCTGACCAAGCTTTTAAAGCAGTGTCGAACAATGCGCGGTTTGATTCATTAATTTTATCAACACGAGCTTGTTCGTCTGCATTGACACGGATTCTACGAGCATTTTCTACAGTAACGGCATTTTTAACCATTGCTTTGAAATAATTTACTCGTTGTTCATATCCTCGATGCAATGCAGATAAGTCTGTATGCAAATCGCTTAAATAGTCGACCGTGTGATGTGTGTTAACTTCTACTGGAGTTCGTTTACCTTCCTCAATCATATCCCACTCTAACAACTCCATCGTCGGCAATTCCGTACGAAGTTGATCTAATTTACCACCTTTATGGATAAACTGACCGATATGAGATGCAAAAGCTTCCACTTCTAAATATTCTTCCCACTGAGCCGTTGTCAGTTGTTCCCAACCCCAAGATTCTGTTACCATATCCAATTCATCAATACTGTGGTATTCTAGAGACTCTGGACGATCGACTGTGTATTTAAACTGCTCGATTTGCTTAACACGGATTAAATGATCCTTAGCTTTGATATTTTCCATTAAGAATGCTTGTGTCGCGTGCATTCTAGATATATCTTTAAGCATATCCATGATTCCATTAGGAATCGGATTTGCAGACACTTTGGTATAATCTTTACCGTCAATCGAAATTACCTTTTCGGCATTGTTGATTACATCAATCTGTGAACGAATGTCACGGCAACGTTGGTTGCAAAGATTTGAAATTGATTGAGCTTGTGATAATGATAAGCCTTTTGTAGATAATGAATGTTTCATATAACTTTTTAATTTTTAAATAATATAATTAATTTAATTCAATAAACCAAATATTGCCACAATAAACCTGGTAGGTATAGTGTCGCAAATATACATTTAGTGTGGGCTCGGAGGGATTCGAACCCCCGTGCAACCAGCTACGGTTTCAACGCATTATGAGTGCGAGCCGATACGAGCCCTTTTTTATTTCTTTTATTTCTTTTTGTTTGATGACAGTTAAATTCGGAACTACTGTCCATTTACATAAATCTCGGTCTCGCTCATATCCTTTAACTTCTATATACCAATCCTGATCTAGTAAATAAAAATCTGGAAAGTACAAATGATCTCCTCCGTTCCATTTATACGTGAAAGGCTCAATTTTATTCGTCCATTTAATATTGTTATCATCTAACCATTTTGCAACTGTTAATTCCCACGAGCCATTTAATTCAAAATCATTATATACAACTTTTTTAGTTCGACCACATACATTTTTTGAAGAATATGATTCTGGGTTCTCTTTTACTACGCGTTTCATTATTTCAGAATGTCGTTTCTTAGTTTCAGAATTCCAATAATTTTTTGCTGCAATTTTTGAATTATTAGATATTTTATTCCTAGTTTCTTCAGTTATGATCGGTTTCGGCAGACCTAATTGTTTTGCTTTGATATAATGATTTATCGCGGAACGCTCGCCTGACTTAACTTGTTGGTTATATAAAGTAAACCCACTCGATTTAATCTCTTGTTTATTTGGGTTCATCTTACACATCCGTTCATGATTTCTATGCGAATTAGCATTTTTACACTGTTTACTACAAAATTTACAAATCATACATTCCTTTATAATAAATATAAAGTAGGTTGCTCTAACCAATTACATAAAAAGTAATTCTAACTGTGACATTTGTATATTCCATTTGTCATTATATACTCATGTGTTTTATTCACAGTTCTGCTTCAACCCAACTTTGACAACTTCATTAGGCATTACTTTAGTTGCGGGGGTTGGATTCGAACCAACGAAAATGAGCACTGGCCAGGCTATGCGACCCCGCTATATTTTAACAATCCCCGTTACACGGACTTTCACATACACCACCCATTTCACAACGTTGTGAGTATCCTGTTGGTGAATTTGAATCTGCCCAACTACAATATCTACCCGTAGCGCTTAATGGGACACCATATGGTAGATCAGCAACGGCTTGAATCTTTTTAATGTATTTTGACATTCGCATTATGCGTCGCTTCAAAGCCTTCGTTTTTCTTTTCTCGTGTTTTTCTGCTCGTGTCATATTTTATTTTTTTGTAGTCAGGACAGGACTCGAACCTGTACGTAGAAGATTTATAGCTAATTATCAACTACACCGCCTGTTGCATACGTCTACCAATTCCGCCACCTGACTATTTAAAAAGAGAAACTACGGGTCTTGCAGGGTTTCTGGTTGAGTGCAATGAGTGACGCCTACCTACTACAAACCCTTTTTCAGCATTTAAAACACTCTACTTCTCAACTACAGCTTTCACCGTTTCTCTTTGCGACTAGGGTAGGATTCGAACCTACAATGAGCAACCACAAGGGACTCGGCACCATGCCTCATTACGCTCCTAGCCTCCGCTAAAAATTAATACTCTCGGCCTTCAAACAACTTTACTAACTTATAGTGCCATGTTGCAGGAAAATCTGCAAGTCTGGAACTTGACTTAGCTTGTTGATGTGCCTCTTTTCTTGTTGTCGCCTCTACTATGCGGTAGGGCGCTTGGTAACCGTTAAGGTGATACCATTCCACTCTCCAAAGTGGATACTGTGCTTGCGCTTTCATAATGATCAATGATCATATGTCAGCCGTAAGAATTGAGCATGTTACCCTTGTTTATTAATTTTGTACCGGGAGCGGGACTCGAACCCGCACAGCCCTTACGGACTACTGGATTTTAAGTCCAGCGTGACTACCAATTCCACCATCCCGGCATCACTAAGGTTGAGACTACACCTTTAACAACAATACCTTCGTCCTTACATTCCTTTGAGTGCGACCTCATTGGTTTGAGACTTGTCCACAACATTCCTTTCAGATACTTGTCTATTGTCAACGCTACCTTTTTTAAAGAGTGGCTATTCTCTTATCAACACTAACTACTCGACATTTCAATTCCTCACCTGCCTTGCGAGCATTCGTTACGCTTTTAACGCCTACTAGAAATTCATCTACTCTATCAAACAACTTTGCCTTGCGAGCTCCATTGCTCCCGTTATCTTCACAGACCGGGCTTTAAGCGACTTATCGTTTCGTGTTTGTTCCAGTCTTTTGCTTTTAATTTGCTTGATGTTGGAGTTGAACCAACGACATATTGTTTAACAGACAATTACTCTACCAACTGAGTTAATCTAGCTTAAGATTCCTACTAAGAACGTGCTGGAACAATTGCTTCATCCTCTTTTGAAGGACAAAATACAACACGCCTCTATGCGTTTCGACTTGCGGTCTACTGTACGGTTAAATAAGATTACATTGCGGCTTGCTATACGCCTTGCCGTTTCACCTATATAACTGGGTGTTAGCCTTTGTCTTGCGGACTTAGACAGCCACCCTATACCTTACTTCTTTTTTACCTCACGAATTGGTTACAATTAGTCATTGCCACCACAGCAATTAATTTTGCTTCACCGATCGGCTCTAGCATATCCTTTCCAAAGGACTAATATATTCACTTACGTTACTTGTCTCCACTGTTAATGAAGCATGATGCATGGATCATCATGAAGCGGTACTTGCATAATTTGACCATTGCTGGCAGGATGGTGTAGGACCATTCCTCTTCCCGATGTTACCACCGTTTATCTCTTAACCCGAAGGTCTAGCTTCTTATGCAAAGCTAATTTTTTAATACTTCAAAGAACATTTTTGATGCGGATTAAGGACTCGAACCTCGCCATGGGGTTATGAGCCCCTTGTGCTACCAATTACACCAAACCGCAATATTGTCACCCGTATGGGATTCGAACCCATGATCTTTTCCGTGAAAGGGAAACGACTTAAACCGCTTGTCCAACGGGCGAAATTTGAAACTATAGGACATTTCCTAGTGCCATACTTTTACCTAATCTTGACCGTGTATAACTTAGTATAATACTAGTCTCAAGGAATCGAGCATCTTACAACAAACCCATCATCGTGCACTACAATGCTTGCTCTAGGCTGCAAAATAACAAAGATAAAGTTTCGGCCTTTTATGTCAGTCGCACGACGTGTTATCACCACAGTATCCCAATTCCGTTTCCCCTAACTACATAATGTTACAATACAGCTTTTAGGTGTTTTACCCAACGCATGCTTTAATTGCACTTGCGGGCGATAACATTATTAGGATTGGTAGCATCTATTGTTTTGCTATTGTTTGTCTTCAGCTAATAATTTCAATATTTCAAATAACTTTCGTCTTATTTACTTTTATATAATAAGAACTTTTTTCTTTAATTCCAACCAATTGGTAAACTTTTTTTAATTTAATGCTGCTTTTACTACGTCTGACAGCATTTTATTGTCTACTTGACCCTTATAATGCTTATTGAATTCAGCCATTATAAGACCCATTGAATTTAAGCCTGATTGCATATAGGTTGCTACCTTTTCTTGCACTAAACTTTCACTCATCATTTGAGGTAAATACGGTTTAATGTATTCTAACTCTGACAATGATTCTGCTGTATTAGTTTGAAGCAATGACTTCTCCATTTTCTTAAGAATGTTAACAACATTTTCATCCGTTGGGGAGATACCTCTTAATTCAGCATTTTGTATCTCCCCTCTTATCACCCCTAAGAAATTCTTTTTGTCCATGTCTTTTGCTTTGAAAGCAATCATGAAGTCTTGGTTAATTTTTTCTTTTAACATAATTCCTTAATATTACTATTGCGGCTCATACGGGACTCGAACCCGTGATCTCCCACGTGACAGGCGGGCATCCACTCCAGCTGGACCAATGAGCCAAAATAAGAGTGTAAAAGGAACATTTTACCTAAGACCGCGAATCCATGTAAAACTCAACTTCACCAACCCAATGATTTGCAACTCAAAGGAATGTCAGGTTGCTACTCATACGGAACCTTTTACTGCTTCATACATTTTACTACGACCGTGCCGGATTCGAACCAGCGACCTTCGGCTTGACTGCCGACGCTCTATCCAACTGAGCTAACCGCCGCAGATATTATTGTATTCTGCTTTTCTCTTGTGGATCGTAAGGGACTCGAACCCTTGACCCCCGCAGTGCAAGTGCGGTGCTCTAGCCAATCTGAGCTAACAACCCATTTAATAACGTCGATAGGACTTAACCGGTACCTCTCATTTATATCCGATCATCAACG